CGTGGACCCACTAAGGAGGGTCTTAGTGAACTGAGCCATAGCGGTGTCTCCCTAGTTGAATACCTGAGCGGACAGGATGAGTTGGTCGTCCTCAATGGCAATAACCGCAGGCGTGCCCGAGGCGGTAGAGGACAAGAGTTGACGGGGGGCGGTAAATAGGGCGTTGAGAACAACGCCGTCTGTGGGGTGTACGTGGTCGGCTCTGGCGGCGGTGGTTCCGACGCCTGGGGCAGCTGTTCCGAGCGCCGCCGGATTGCTTGAGGAAAGGGACGGCTGGGGGCCCGTGGGACCCGTCGGGCCGGTTGGGCCCGTGGGCCCGGTGACAGTCGAGGCGGCGCCCGTTGCTCCCGTTGGACCCGTAGCGCCGGTGGGGCCCGTCGGCCCGGTTGGTCCGGTGTCGCCCGTGGCGCCCGTGTTACCCGTCGCGCCCGTGGGCCCGGTCGGACCTGTGGGCCCTGTCGGGCCAGTGTCACCCGTGGCACCGGTCGCGCCGGTGTTGCCCGTTGCTCCCGTCGGACCAGTCGGCCCGGTGGGTCCTGTATCACCCGTCACGCCTTGAATGCCCTGGGCGCCCGTGGCGCCGGTCGGACCGGTAGGCCCGGTGGGGCCTGTTGGTCCGGTGTCGCCAGTCGCGCCCGTGTTACCCGTGGCACCGGTCGGGCCCGTGGGCCCGGTTGGTCCGGTGTCGCCAGTAACGCCTTGGATTCCCTGAGCACCGGTCGGACCCGTGGGGCCAGTTGCGCCGGTCGGACCCGTATCGCCGGTCACACCCTGGATGCCCTGAGCACCTGTCGGGCCGGTCGGGCCCGTGTCGCCAGTAACGCCTTGGATTCCCTGAGCACCCGTAGCCCCGGTGGGACCAGTGGGCCCGGTCGCACCGGTGGGACCTGTGTCGCCGGTGTCACCCTTTGCACCCTGCGGGCCCGTAGGTCCCGTGGGACCCGTCGCACCTGTAGGGCCGGTGTCACCTGTCGCGCCAGTAGCTCCCGTAGGACCGGTTGGGCCAGTAGGTCCGGTCACAGTCGAGGCCGCACCGGTCGGGCCCGTATCGCCCGTCGCGCCTGTGGCGCCCGTCGGGCCGGTGGGCCCGGTTGCGCCTTGAATGCCCTGCGGGCCCTGAGGTCCCTGAGCCCCGGTCGGACCCGTATCGCCGGTCACACCCTGGATGCCCTGCGGGCCGGTGGGTCCGGTGTCGCCAGTCGCCCCGGTAGCACCGGTGGGTCCGGTGTCGCCGGTGGCACCCTGGACACCCTGAGGCCCGGTCGGGCCTGTAGCACCTGTGCTACCAGTCGGGCCCGTATCGCCAGTTGCACCGGTCGCGCCCGTTGCGCCGGTGGGTCCGGTCGGGCCAGTAGCGCCCACGGGTCCCGTGTCACCTGTCGCCCCGGTAGCGCCCGTGGGTCCCGTAGGTCCGGTGGGTCCGGTTGCGCCAACGGCGCCGGTGGGGCCAACAATCTGCCCGACGTTGACCCATGACGAGCTTGTGCCCGACCACACGTAGAGGTCATTGCCGACGATGTACGCGTCCCCAGGGTCACCCGTTGGGTGAGCCGCCTGCAACGCCCCGAGCGTGGCGTAGGACCCGAGGATCGTGACGCCCGTGCCCTGCGCACCCGTGGGTCCCGTGGGACCTGTAGCGCCGGTGTTGCCCTGAGCCCCGGTCGGGCCAGTAGCGCCCACGGGTCCCGTGTCACCGGTAACGCCCTGAATGCCTTGGATTCCCTGCGGGCCCGTCGGGCCAGTCGGCCCAACGACACCCTGCGGGCCTGTCGGGCCCGTGTCACCCGTCAAACCCTGAACGCCTTGAGCGCCTGTCGGGCCGGTAGCTCCCGTGGCACCCGTCGGACCAGTTGGTCCCTGGACACCCTGAATGCCCTGCACACCCTGCGGGCCCGTCGGGCCAGTCGGACCTAGGTTGCCCTGGATGCCCTGAGCACCCTGAGGGCCCGTCACACCCTGCGGGCCAGTCGGGCCAGTCGGGCCCGTAGCGCCCTGAGTCCCCTGCGGGCCTGAAGTGGCAGCCGTAATTGTCGCCGTCGTGGGCGACGTGACCACAACCTCAGTGCTCATCGAGTGACCTCCGCGCTAATCGTTGCCCTGCCCTCAAGCAGACGGGTGACCTCGCCACCCGCCGAAACCATCTCTAAGTCATAGACGTACTGCCCCGGTGTAAGTGCCGCCGTGTCCGTGGCCGTCACCGTGATGGCAATGGTTCCTGCGGACCCGCCCAAAGCCATGCGCCCGTTGCTGGTGGAAACCTCAAGGGCGACGGTTGGCGCGGCGGTGTTGGTGCGGACCTGCATCCGGCCCGTGTAACTGGTCAGGTTCACGTTGGTGGCAGGGGAGCCGGTGCGCCACGTAAACGTCCGATCAAAGCTGGCGCCCTGAAAAATGGTGAAGTCGTATCGGCCCGGTTCCTGCATCATGCCTCCAACGCTTCAATGCGGGCGGTTAGGGCGTCGACCTTGTCGGCCAACGATTGAACGGCGGTAATCAACATGGGGACAAAAACGGAGTAGCGAACCGACAAGGTGCCGTCTTCATCTTCCGCAACCATGTTGGGAAAAATTGGAAGGATTTGCTGCGCAGTAACACCAAGCAGCTTTTGATCTGATCCTTGCCAGTTGAACGTGACAACCTCAACCTGCCGCAAGTCGTCAATGTAGTCACGCGCTGGGGTGATGTTTTCCTTGAAGCGAGCGTCGGAGAATCCGGCGTAGGAGTTGGTCCGGCTCTTGACGTCGCCGTCGGCGTCCACCTCAAACTTCGCTTGATTCGTTGTCGTCACGTTTGAGGACAGGCGCATGATCACATCGCCAGCGGTTGCTGTCGTGCGATAGCCCTGGAAAACAATGAGGTCGGCTTCTGGTCGCACTGTGTCGGCAAATACCGTGTTCGTGGCAGTTATGTTGTCTGCCGAAATGTCACCAATCCAGTTGGTGTCACCGGAAACCAGTAGGTCGTTGGAAAACGGATCTTTTCGAATGTATCCGATCACTTGGTTAGAAGACCCGAACCAAGTGATGGAGTCTGAGTGGCTAGTGTTGTTGGCCAATTCAACGCGGCCCGCGCCGTCGCGGGTCCGTACAACGGCACCCGTAATTGTCTGACCGTCAATGGCGCCCGCGCTAATCTTTGCGGCAGTAATGGCATTAGCGGCGATCTTGTCGGCAGTAACGGCGCTTGCCGCAATCTTGTCGGCAGTTACCGCGCTGGCGTTGATCTTGTCGGCGGTGATGGCATTAGCCGCAATCGCGCCCGCCGTGATGGCGCCAGCGGCGATTTGTGTGGCGGTGACGGCGCCCGCGGAGATTGAGTCTGAGCCCCACGCCTGGGTGACCCACGCGGACCCGTTCCACCGCTTGTGCACGATGGCACCGCCGCTGGAGTCCAACCAAATGTCACCCGTCACGGGCGAGCTGGGCTGAGTGGTGCCTACGGTGGTGGTGATGCCACCGATTTGGCGGGCGTTGAAAGATACTGCGCCGCTGCCAATAGTAGCGGTTCCGTAGTCCGACGACGTGGTCAAACCTGTCTGGCTTGAGGCGGCTGTCGATGCCGCCGTGCGATTGCCTTTGGCGTCCACCCCGACCAGGCGCACGTAATACGTGGTGCCCGCCGTCAGGCCCATGATGGTGAAAAAGCCCGCCGACCCCAGCAGCGTCCCCGCTAGGGTGCTGCTGCTCGGGGTGAACGTGGCACCCGACGTGGCGTAGTGAACCTCCACGTACACGTCAGAGGGGTAGCGGTTACCTGCCGAGTTCAACCCATCCCACGAAACCCGCAAACCCTGCACCGTTCCCGACAGGGTCGGAGTGGAAGGGGCAATGAAGTCCACCGGCGCGGGCAGCACGGGTTCCGGCTCAACCCCAGGGCCACCATCACCAGGCGGCGGGTCAGGCATGTTCGGGTCCGTGCCTCCACCTGACACCACGCCCACCGAAGTCATGGAAACCAGCTGCGCCAACTTCTGTTCCCACAAAAGGGGCGGGCGCCGGAAATCACCGTCAGGCACTCAGCACCTCCAGCTCAGGCATAAAGCGCACGTTTTTGCCGTCGTGCACCATGGCGATGGTCAGCACGCGGGCTTTCAACGTTCCGGTTCCGGTGGCGTTGGGAACGGTGACCACGTCACCCACGGTGAAGTTCACGTACGGGGACGCGCCCGTCTTCACGACGGCGGCAACCTTTGTGGCAACCAGTTGGGTTTTCCCGGTGCGGCCTAGCAATCTTTGGGCTGTGGTGCGGGCGGTGTCCTCGTCCCGCATGTTGCCGTATTCCAAGTAAGTTTCACGGCGCCCGTTAGTGGCAGCGTTGACGCTGGTTTGCGTCCACCCTTCCTTCGTGCGGATAAGGGCTTGCGTTTTCAGCTTTGGTTCAGCGCGGGTGGCGTACTCCATGAGGTTGTCCTCAAGCGCCAGGGTGACCGTGCCAGACAGGTCCGACCCTCGGGATTCCCACGCGTCGAGGCGGCACGTGCTGGGGTTGACCCAAAAGTCGTGCCCCAAATCCACCATAGTGTCCAATACCTGCAGCAGCGACGTACCGACCTTCAGGGAAATGTCAGCCTTGGTTGACCAGGACCCGCCGGTGGGCGCCGACTGGCTGAACCCGTAGGTGAACTTGGAGAACCGGTACGCGCCCCTGGTGGTGGCCTCTTCCATGAGGGTCCGTAGAACCATGGCGGGAAGATGCTTAGGCGCGGTGGTTGTGACTTCCCAGTCCGTGGCCCGAGACCTCAGGATCAGGCTGGTGGGCTTGTTGGTGTCGTCAATGGCCCACGCCGTGAAAAGGAAACCAGCGGTGGAGTCAGCCACGAGGCGAATGTCAATCTTCGCGTCAGCGGTGATGTTGACCGCGGACCCGCCCGAGGTCGTAGACAACTTGAAATCATTGTCCGTGACGTTCACAAGGAAGTAGTCATTACCCTTGGTCAGTCCGGTGCCTGACTTGGAAATGTCAAACACGCGCACTTTGGAGCCAGCTGCCAAACCGTGGTCTGACGCTGAAACCTTGTCATCGGATGCGGACACGGAAAGGTCCGTGCGTTCCCACGGCTTGTCGTTGCGGACGCGGGCCGCGACTGTGTGCGTGCCTTTGCCGAGGCGGGTAACGAACTTGGTGAATTGGGAGTATGAAGGGGCGGTTTCGTTGAATCGGCTGGTGTCCATGACGAGGGTGCCGTCAAGGTAGACCTGCCCGAAGTTGTCAAAGGATGCCCACATGGCGAGGCGCGTGGGATCAGTCAGCGTGAACGTGGCACGGAACCAGTTATTGGTTCCCCGTTCCACGAGGTTGCTGGGATTCGTTGACCAAATCCATGCGGCGGCAGGGTCAATGGACCGCCATTTCACGGGCAGGTTGTTTCTGGCGGTGGCGTCGTTACGCCACACCACGGTTTGCGGGGTCGTCCACGTGTAGTCCGACTTCCATGCCCCGTCAGCTGCGGCGAAGTTGAAGGGGCGCTCGTCTGAGCTGAAGTCGGCAATGCCGCCCTGCGGGAACACGATGGCGTCGTCAAGCCACGCCAACAGGCCACGGCCCGATGCCTGCAACACCTGCTGACCGTTTGAGTTGGCTAGGTCCCGCTCAAGGATTTCCACGAACCACGCGAACCGTGTGGAGCCCTGGTAGATGACCCGCACCACGGCGTCTTTGGTGAGCAGGGCCACGTCCGCGCTTGAGGTCATGGGAACCTCAACCTGGCCATAGCCGGTGCTGTTGAACTCGTCCGAGAACTCAGCCGCCAAGACCTGGGAGAGCGTTCCCTGTTTGGTGGTGTTGGTCGGGTCGTACACGTCAAACGTGAGCCCGTCAGAGGACATACGTGGACCCCGACTTGAAGCCGCCGTCCATTAGCCGGAAGTCAATGGCCACACGGGCAATGTGCGGGGCCTCCCAATTCACGTTCCAGCCGAGGTATCGAGCCGTAGCGGTGGACGTGGCCGCCCCGATCACGCGGGTGATGGTGACCGTCGAGCCCGACCCAAAAGCCGCCGTGGCGAGAGCCTGCAGTTTGGTGATCGCGTCGGATCGGCGGGCCGCGTCATCCACGCCCGTGCCGACAATGACCGCGCCAATGCTCCACGTCTGCGCCCCATACCAGGCGTTAGCAGCGACGACGCCGTCACGACCTGGCACCACGTAGTCGTCCTGCACCGGTACGGGGATCACCACAGGGTCAAGGGTCTGCAGTGCCGTCACCAGGCTGGTGATGTTGGTGGCGCCGATTGAATAGGTTTCAGACACTTAGACCTGCCACGAATGCGAGTCGGCGAAGCGACCTGGGCACGGACTCTTCAGCCCGTTCCCCTGGCGCTGATGTCACGTTCAACGTTCCGATGGTGACGCCGGACCCGCCCGCCCCTGAGGGAACGCGGCCCATGTTCACGGCATCCATAAACCCTAGGCCGAGTTTCTGAACGCTTGACGCCCTGACGACGTACTCCCCGCGGGACAGCATGGCGGGGATGGAGTCAGACAGATGCGTGCCCATGGAGAAGCCAGGAACACGTCCACCCGTGGACCCATACCACTCTTCACTGCTGACACCAGGGGGCCTGCCGAAAGTTTGCGTGTTCACAGTCACCGTGATGGTTTTGTTCCTGAGCCGGTCCAACTGGGCCTGCAGTGCGCCGACATCCACACCGGCTTCGGCTAGGTCTTCAATGAGAGCTTGGAAGGGCTCAAGCAGCAAGGCGCGGGTGGCGCTGTCCATCTTTGAATTGGCCATGGCGTCACCGAGGGTGGTGAGCCCTTGGCTTGCCGCGGCAGTCTTGCCCGCTAGTGAGGTTTGGCCTTCCGCAAACTTGGCCGTGTCAACAATGAGGTCGTTGAGCAGGTCGAAGTTTTCCTTGCCCTTTTCGTTGAAGATGTTGACGGGCGTATTGGTGCGCTTGAACGCCTTGGCGACCTCGTCCACGGCCTGCCGGAAAGCCACCACGGTTTGTGTCTTGTCAATGGCTGCAGCGAACAAGTCAAACTTTTCCGCGGCCTGTTCGGCGTCCTCACCGGTTCCTTCAATGGCGTTGCCGAACTCGTCCACCACAGGTGTGCCACGGCGGGCAGCGTCCTGTGTGCGCACTGCGGCGTCACGATAGTCCGCGTGAGCCTGGGCAGCTGTCAGCGTGTCATCCGTGAACAGGCCCATTCCGGCGGCAGCCGTCTTGAGTAGACCAGGCAGGCCCGTCGTGTAGGTCAACAGTTCGTTGAACCAACTAGGGCCCGTCGGTATGTCGTACTGGTCCCGCAAATCCTCAACGCCCGCGACAATGTCACCAAGCGCAACAACCGTCTGCCCAAGAGATTCGCCCAGCATGGCAAACGCTGGTTCAAGATTTTGAATTGACTCAGTGAGGTCGTCCGTGCCGGATTGAGTGTCACCAAGCCCAGCAAAAAATCCTTCGCCAAACGCTTCCTGCAGTTCCGACATGGCAACGCCGAGGCGCTTGAGCTGACCTTCATAGGTTTTTGCGGCGGCACCGGCCTGCCCACCGAATGCGCTATTCAACTCGGCTGTAACGGCGGCTAGGTCGCCCGACTTCAAGGCGGCGTCTGACAGCGGCACACCGAGTCGGCGAAGTGCGCTCGTCTGGCCGGTGGCAGCCTTTGCCATGGCGACCGTTACGGACTCAAGGCTGCGACCTGAGCCGACTGCCACGTCAAGGGACGTACTCAACAGGCTTTGCGCCTGGGCTGCGTCACCCGTAGCGGTTACAAGGCGTTGGAACGCGGGCCTTAGCTCGTCGTCAGTAACGCCCGTGGCACGCTGCAGGTCGTCAATGAAGGAATTGACTGAATCCATAGCGAAGCCCTGGCCCACATTGTTCAGGGCCGTGCTCAACTTGGTCAGCGCGACCTGCTCAGCCGCCGCCGCCTTGACTCCGTCAATGGCAAGTTTTGCGGCGAAGGCCCCAGCTGCCGCTGCCGCAGCCGCAAAAGCGGGGCCCAACATGCCGCGCATACTGGCGCCCAAAGCGGTCATCTTGCCTTGGAAGCCTTGCGTGTCCCGAACTGCGGACATCATGCCGCGCCGGAACGAATTGGTGTTGGCAACCAGGCTTACTGTGAGTGTGCGCCCTGCTGCCATTACCTGCCCGCCTCAAAGTTTCGCTTGACCCTGTCCACTGCCTGCAGCCACTCTTTGAGCGCGTCACCTTTGTAACGGCCCATGTGGGTCATCCACCCGTAACCGGAACCGAACACGGCGGGCATGGTGCCAGCGGCGCCTGCACGGCCTTGGTATCCGGCGTGGGTCGGGTAGCGCACCATGGTGGGGGAGGCGCCGCCGCTGAACGTGCGACGGTTAGACCCGATACTCACCGAAGGAACCCGGTCACGCTTCGCCCGAACCGTCCCCGCAATGGCCCCACCCCACGGGCCAGCGCGAAGGGCCGCGGCTTTGTACGCCGGAACCATCAGGCGTGACGCAATATCTTTGGACGACTCACGCAGCTCGTTCTGTGCTTCCTTCGGCAATGCTCGAAGGGAACGCAACAGGGACGACAACCCGTACACCTCAATGGTGGCTACACGGGCCATAGGTCACCCCTTACGTTGAATGACGCGCCGCATGGCGTCTAGGATTTGTGGATCAGTGTGGGCCAGTTCGTTGGGGCTAATCCCGGTAGCAATCGCTAGTTCAGCTATGAACCAGTGTTCGCTACCGGGTCCGAAGGGACCTCGGCCTCAGAGCCCGCTTCGTAGTCCGTGACTGTGTTCAGCCACGCGTCAAAATCTTCCGACGCCTGGCCCTGGCGGTGCAGCGCATGCCAGCCCAACCACAAGAAATACTCTTCACGCTGGTCGACGGTCGCAGCCGACATAACCGAAATGCTGAACTTCCGTTCAAACATGATCCGGTCAATGGGTAGAACCTTGGCCGCGACCGTGCGACCGTCAGCGAAAGTAAACGTGATTTGCATTGCAACCCCCTCCTAGGGTTAGGACGAGAACGTGCCGTCAGTGACGGTGCCGGAAACCTGAATGCTGATGTTCGCGGCCACGACCTCACCAACGCTTGATGACAGCTCAACGCTGGTGACGATGCCGGAACCCGACACCTTGACGCGACCCGACGCCGAACCGGCAGGGCCGTACTCCCACGTCTGCGACGTGCCCAGCCAACCGGCAATGGTGGAGTACACGGTGGCGTCAAACATGCCGGAAACCGTGATGGTGGCGTCCCGCAGCCCCGCCACAAACGACTTGGTGGACGAGCCGAAGGCGCTGGTTTCGGCGGTGTCAGCGGTGCGGGAAACGCTCACGCTGTTGATGTACGTGGACAGGTCGCTGCTGGCAACCTTGAAGTAGGTGTCTTTGCCATGAACGAAAGGCATATCTGTGTGCTCCTTATCGGCGGGCGAGTGATGTAGTGAACGTTGCGGCGGCGCCGGTGCCCGTGAGGGTCCAACTCGCCCGCAGGTAACGGTTGACCGCGCCCGACACCTCAACCCTCTGGGAAGTGGCGCCGGTAGCGGCAGTGAAAGTGGCCAGGTCAGTCCACGTGCTGTTGTTGGTGGAGTGCTGCACTTTCACGGTCAGGGTCCCCGAGCAGGCGGGAACATGAAGGGTGGCCACGGCGCCATTACTCGTGCCCGCGGCGTCGGTGTGGGTGGTGCCGTTGCCGCCCGCAGTGACTTCACTGAGGTCGTACAGGCTCACACCCGAATCAAACTTGCCGGTGCCCTGAATGCTGACGTTTGCGCCGACGACCTCACCCACAGACGATGAGAGCTCGTAGGCGACGTTTCGGCCCTCCATCACGAGAACAGGGGAGCCGACACCAAACCCTTCAGGGGCGACGGTCACCGGGTAGCCAACACCCGCCGCGAACGTCGCCACGACCGGCGTGTCAAACAGCGGTTCAAACAGGCCCGTGGCCGTGACATTGGATTCCGACAGGCCCGCAACGTAGGTACGGTTAGCCTGAGTGAGTGCCGTGGTGTCAGCGGTGTCGGCGGTGGTGCTCGAAGTGTACCCGGTGAGATACGCGGCCAGGGCGCTAGACCCGAACGCGAAACGGCTTTCCTTTGCGTGCACGAACGTCACGCGATCACCTCCACAGTGAACTCAGCGCCGAGGTAGTCCACGTCGCCGTACCCGTAAACGCCGAGGTTTCCGGCGCTGGTAACTTGCACGGTGTCGGCGGCACCGCCCAACGTTGAATCCGACTCAATGGCCGTTTTGATGCTTTTGGTTCCGATGCCTGACGTGTAATCGAACAGGGACTTTTGCGCGGCACGCTCGGAAGCCCGAGCGACCAGCACGCGCACCGTGAACGTGTAAAGGTCGGCGCCGCGGGCCATGACCTCGTCAAACTCCACGGACGTGGGCAGGCCGATGATGGCGCACGGAATGGGAACCGTGTCCAACACCTCTTCCTGAACCCGCAACTTGTCGATGGTGCCGAGGTTGTCCGCTAGTCCGCTGATGATGGCGGCAAGGTCGGCCACGGCTACGCGATCCCGAATCGCCGGAACGGTTCACACAGTTGGCGGGCGTCGGGGTGAAGACCACCGGGGAGGCGAATTGCGCCCATCATGTCGGCGCCACCCATGACCCCGAGGGGAACGTCACGGGACTTGAACAGGCGCACGGTTTGCAGCACGCACGCGTCCCGAATCTGTGGGGGAACGGTGGGCCAGCCCCACACGCCGGTGACGCGTACCCAACCAGGGGGAGGGGGCAGCACTGTTCCTGGCTTGGCTAGCAGCGACGTGAACGGGCGCGTTGGGTTTTCCGTGTCGGCGTTGACGGGCTGCTTCAGCACACTGTTGGCGCCAAGGCTTGAGAACGTTTCCGCGAATCCTGAGTATTCAACGCCAACGTCAGTGAGCGTGACAAGGTCGTCAATCATCACTTGCTGGGAGCGTGCCCGGTACAGGCGGTGCACGGGTGCGGCCTGCGTCCCGGTCTGCCCGAAGTAACGGTCGCAATACTTGTCAATGGCGCGGGAGGCCGACTCAACGACACCGGCTAGGACGAGGTCGTCCACGTCGTCCGTGATGCGCAGCGCGTCTTTCACGTCTTCAAGCAGGGCGTAGGTGGCGGTCATGTGGCGCGTGCCGCCTTACGGGTGGCGCGTGGCCTTGCCGCCGTTTCGGGGGCTTCCACGGTCGCGGTTTCCACGACGGGGTCAGGGGTTGCCTTGGTGACGGCACCGGCCCGCTTCAGCTCGGCATCCACAAGGGCGACGCGGGCCGACTGGCCTATGCGCACATAGTGCGCCCGCTCACGCTGCAACGCGTCAATGTATCCCTGGTCAATCACGTGGTTCTCCCATGGTCGGGGCGTGGTGTCCCCCGCCCGTGAGGGGGTTGTACACGGGCGGGGGACAGTCCACGGGGGTTGGGCCGGTTCCTTAGAAGGTCGGCGCCACGTTGCCGGTGCCGTTGATGACGGCCACGGACTTGTTGTACCGCTCCGTGGCAAGGGCCACGTAGTTGTACATACGAACCAGGACGCTGCCCTGGTTCGCGTAGGTCTCGCGGAAGACCTCCGCACGCGGTGCACCCTCAAAGAGGATGCTGTCCTCGGGACGGAACACCAGGACGGGGTCCTGGTTGGTGCCGGTTCCGAGGTTGGTGGGCACGAGCGACGACACGTAAACGTCGATGCCCTGGATGGTGCCCACGAAGCCCTGCGCTGCAACGGCGTCCTGCGTGCCCGTGCTGTTGAACCGGCCATTGGCGGCGGGAACGATCAGCGGGCGGTTGCTGGAGTCGAGCGACGTGAGGAACCACGCCCAACGGCGGGGGTGCATCACGATGGCCGACGGCGCCGCGAAACGCTGCGTGTGAATCTGCTGAATCGCGTCTGCAATCTTCGGGTACATCTCGGCAACCGTGGGGGTGCTGTCGGTGTACGTGACGTCGATCTTGGACGGGACGTTGAGCAGGCCACGCTTGCCAGCCGCGTTGCTCGTGAGCACGAACGACTCAAGGGCGCGGGCGTAGTCGGCTGCCAGGTCGGAGATGATGACCTGATCCATGCCACCGGCAATGGGGGACTGCTCAAGCAGCTGCAGGCTAATGACCTGAATGCCACCGAGGGTGTGCACCGCCGACGTGGCCGAAGCGGTCACGATGTCGGTGTTCTGGAAGCCGCTATTCTCTGAGGACTGCGCAGCAACCTCAGTACCAGTAGTGATCTTCGGCAGGCTGATGCTGTCCGTTCCAGCCGGAAGGGCCTGGTTCGGGAGCAGGTCAGCAGCAACGCGGGACGCACGCGCCAGGCGCACGTACTCGTCCACCAGCCACAGCGGCGGCACGAACTCGCCACCTGAGGTGTCGGTGGTGTTGATGGCGCGGACCTCGCGGTCGTTGCGCACGAGGCGGTCCATGGCCTCACGGTCGCCACGAAGCTGCGCGGCGGCAAGGTCACGGAAGTACGAGGTCTCACCATTCTTGCGGTAGGTGGACGGCTCCGAGGTGACCTGAACCGATGCTGTCATCGGGGCAGCAGCCACGGAACGGGACTGAGCGTCAGCAAGAGCGTCAATCTCCGACACGCGAACCTCAAGGGCGTCAGCGGCCTCACGGGCCTCCTTCACCACTGTCAGCTCATCGTCAGTGATGTCACGGGCCTCAGCCTCAGCCGCCTCAACGACGGCCTTAGCCTCAGCCAGCTTCGCGTCACGCTGCGCGACAAGGGAGTCACGAAGGGACAAAGCAATCTCCTAGGGGAGTGGGGATGGATAAGGGAAGGGGTCGTGAGGTGGTGACCCTGGCGGGGTGGATCAGTCCCCGTGGGGTTCCGGCGTCACGGTGTACCGGCGTGGATCAGCGCAGGTACAGGGCACGCGCAATGTCAATCTTGCGTGCGGCCCGTGGCTCAGTGGCCTCGGGAGTCTGTCGGGTGGGCACCGCTGCGATGCCCAGGGACGCGGCAAGCTGCCAGCGCCAGCCCTTGTGAGCGTCAAGGCGCTCGGCAAGGAAGTTGGCTAGGCCCTGCTCGTCGGCTTCCTCAGCGGCCTCAAAGGCGCGATTGAGACAGTCAATGACGAGGTCATTGCCCATCATCAGGTCGGCGGCGAGGGCGCGGGCGTCCGCGTTGACGGGTGCGGGGGCAATGGTTCGAGCAGCCATAATGGCGTCAATATCGGACAGGGGAGTGCCGCCGCACTTTCGGATGTTCTCCGCAAGCGGGTCAATGGACCCATACGTGTCCTCATAGATGTGCCCAAACAGGTCGTGGTATTGGGCGAAGTCGGCGCCCACCACGTTCCAGTGCGCGGCGTGGGCGCGGTAGTAGAACGTGACCACGTCAGCCAGGACAACGTTCAGGTAGTCGCACACATCCCGCACGGTCGGGTCCTGGTCGTCCTCGGGGCCGCCCTCAGGCTCTTCCTCGGCCTCATCGTCGTCGGGCATGTACGGGTCGTGCAGGGCCTTCAGGATGACCTCACGGGCCTCAGGGGTTACGGCACCGGAACGCACCTCAGCCAAAGCGTTTTCAAGGCTGTTGAGTTCCACACTGGTGGACTCGTACCACGGGTACGTGACCACGGAAACGTCCATGAGTTTGCATTCCAGCACCTCACGGGTTTTCGTTTCGCTGTCGTAGTTCTCCCTCACGGGGATGAACGCAAACGAACACTGGTCAATGTCGCCGCGTGCCATGGCGCTGACCAGCTCGGCAACCGTCGGGTTGGACAGATCAAGGTTCGGGGCCTCCATGTACAGGCCACGATCATCCACAGACAGGTGCAGGGTGCCCGACTTCGTGCGGGCAATTGGCACACCGTCGTGGTTGACAAGCAGCCGCACGTCCGCACGCTCAGCAAGGGTCTTTGTGAACGCGCTTGAGCGGATCACCTCACCATGCGAGGGCGAATCGAACATGGCGGCGTAACCCCGCAAACCGACAGTGCCGTCACCGTCCTGGCGAATCTCCCAGCCAGCCGTGACAGCCCGCCGCTGAAGTGTGCGCTCGGTCATTCGTTTTCGCTTCCGTTCGGACCCCCAGGCGTTGCCGCATCAGGCAGAGGCGGCAAGTTCTCCAAAGCCCGCATCTCATCCGTAGTGAGTAGCGGGCGACCCGTGGCCTGCTGAATCTGCGCAGCCACGGCATACGTTTGGTAACGCGTCTGAATGTCAGACCGGAGAATGGCGCCGGTCTTGAACTTCACAAACACCGGACGAGGGAGTAGCGAAGTCAACGCCTCTTCCACGCGGTGCTGCCACGGGCCGATACCGAACGCGAGGAAGTCACTCACTCGTGATTCACGGTTCTCGTAGGTGACGGTGGAGCCGGAACCGGACGACACACCCAACATGGTGGGGTCGATCCCGTACACACGGCACACCTGTTCGGCGCTCCACCGTTGAGCGTCAATGAACTGAGACTCGTTTGGTGCCACCTGGATTTGCTCATACTTGACGCCCGCCCCTAGCACCGCCGGTTCACGGCGACCCTTCACGGCCTGCATGAAACGGGCCTTGACGGTGGATGCCTGCTCTTCCGTGACGGGCTGGTCCGTGGTCAGGATCGCGGCAGGCACGCCACCTTCACCGAACCACTGCGCACCGAACTTCTCAGCCCCGAGGCCCTGCCCAATGGATTGCTTCGCGTACTCGATGGGGGACAGGCCCACAAACCCGCCAGGGAGCAGCAAACCGGGAACGTGCCAAATGTCGCCCATCGGCCACCGCTCATGCACGGTGCGTTCCCCGCCAACGGTGACGTAGTACACGACCCTGCCCGTGGACTTGTCCAGCTCAGGTCGCACAATCTCAGGGTTGATGAGTTCAATGCGCGTGGGCGTGCCCTGCGCGTTGTACTCCATGACCTGGCCATAGGCGTTGCCGCGCAGCAGCAGCGAAGTCAGGACCGCTTCCACCCACGCCGAACGGGGCACCAGCGCGGACGGGGAAGTCAACAGGCCAGGGGCCTGACCCACCGGCCTAGCAATGCTGCCGTCATAGCGCACAGCCTCAAGAGGCATCTGCCCCAACGTCCCCGAAATCAGCCGCACGCACGCCCACACCGCCGCGTGCCGCAACGCCGAATCCGTAGTCAAAGGAACACCCGCGTACGTGGACGAACCAGGCTGCTGCGAGTTCACCGGGAACGGCGGCACACCACCCCACGCCACATCCGAACGGACCTCACGCGCCGTGGCAATGCGTCGAATCAGACTCATTCGCTGTCATCCTCACGCTCAGAAAGCCACGAAATACCGATCAGGCCCAGGCCCGCGACAATGAAGCCCGCCACCGTTGACCACAGGAACGCGCCCGTAGCGATCAGCACAATGCCCGCCGCGTCCAACAGGAACGGAGTCCTACGCATGGGGTTCCCTTCACCAAACACTTGAGGCCACATCCACAGGTCGGGAAGCCGTGGCCTCCGTGTACGTCTTCAACGCCACCGTGGCGCTAATCAAAGTCGTGATCTCCGACGCGGCACCCTTACGCGCCCACGCCCACGCATCACCCAACGGGCGCTTACGTGCCGCACCCACCGCCGCGTTCAACTCAGGCTGGTCACGATGCCGCACCCGCTGCTCCACGACCGCGTCATAAAACGCGCCACAGCCCTGGGCAATGTCCCGCGCCGACATCGTCACCAGCGGAACCCCCAGCTGCTCCAGCTCGGGAATCAGCGACCCGCACGGCCCGCCAGGGTCCACACCAATCGCTAGCGCCCCGTGACGCTCCACCAGCTCAGCCAAACGTGGAACCACCCACGACGTGCCCCGCCTGTAGTCAATGACCTCAACACCGGCTAGCCCGTCCTCACGGACACCCGCCGCCGAAATCGACGCCCACGAACGGTCAATGGACACGTCAGGCGCAAACACCACCGGGTCCTCAATTTCCGAACCAGGGTCAGCGCACGCCTGCCACGCCTCAAGGGGGATCACCCAATCCGCGCCCGCAGACTCGTCATCCCAAATACCCAACCGTTCACGGCGAAACTCACTAATGGGCAGAGCCGCAAACTCACGTTCAATGAACTCCGCTTCAATGCGGATACCCAACGCAGGATTAGCAGCCGCCCACGCCTCAGGATCATCGGCCTGAGCGTGCAACGGCGCCGACCACTCAAAGTACGCCAGACCGGGGTCACCGCCAGCGCGGCCACGGTCCCGAATCATCATCAACTGCGTCGAGTCACGCTTACCCGCGCTCGACGTGTACCACACCTGCGGGTTGGGCAGCGCCGACAACGTCGGCAACAGGGCACCCATAGCCTCAGCCGACAGGGCGTATGACTCGTCAAGGATCACGCAATCGGCGCTGAAACCACGGCCCGACCCCGTTGACCTGGCGATGAAACGCAAACGTGCCCCGTCGCGTAACTCAATGCCCTCTTCACCATGACTGGTGCGGATACGCGCCACACGTTTCCGCAGGTCGTCATTGTTCTCGACTAGGAACAGGACACGCCGGAAAGCCTCTTGCGCGGTCTTGAACTCATGCGCCGAATGCAGGATCAGGCGTTCCCCAAACAGAAACAGGCCCGCCAACTCCCGCGCCTCAAGGATTCCGTTTTTGCCGTTCTGGCGGGGCGTCACCACCCCGACCTCAAACGCGGACCACTTCGGCGGCTTCCCCTTACCCACCGCCCGCTCACCCAAAGCACCATGCAGGACGAACTGCTGCCACGGGTCCAGATGCAAACCCACCGTGGCAGCCAACTCAACTGCCTCGGCACCCGCCGACGAAACAGCCTCAGGTATCGAGCTAACCCGCGGCCTTTGAGCGCCGCGCGTCGCGCTTCCTCGTGAGCTCGTCAACAGGGCTCTTTTCGTTCGGGTTCGGGAGGGCATCCAGCTCGGCCATGACCTCACGCAACTGACGCGCCAAAGCGGGCACGTCTCTTTCAGCGGTTTCCAACTGACGGGCTAGCAGGTCACGTAAAGCCTCAAGCGATGCGCGGCGGTCACCGGTAGCAGCCAAACCCGCTAGGCCCTCAGGCTGCTTCCTACGCGGCACGGGGGCCCCTTCCAAAAATCGTGGGGAGAGAAAAAGGAAGAC